CAACCTATGCGTTTTTGAGGATCAGCAGTTGGATAAGCAGTTTTAATTAAGCCAGTTTTAAAATCAAATTCTTGTCCTTGCCAAGGCCAAGTCCACTTAAGCTTATATTTTTTCATAAGCCTATCAACTTGGTCGGGTTCAATTGCATCAAATACAGTCGCTGTCACATTACTTGGCATAGAGTCTGATAATCTATCAGCTGCTCTACGAGACATCACATTGTCTTTCAATGTAATTATGTATCCGCGGATCATTGGAAACCTAAGTATCTTCCTCTGTGGCCATGTATTTCATTGTTAATATCCGACTTGACAAAAACAACATCCATGTGACCAACCACATTGATTCTCATTGCAATGTGTTCGATTCCTGTTGGAATAAATCCATTTTCATACATCAAATCGATATAATCAGAAAATTTTGGTGCACCATCATTATATGGCATAGTCGGTGTTTCGATCATTACTAATTTTGCATGTTCAAATGCTTTTGATCCACCCTTGATAATATCAAGTTCTGAGCCCTGTGTATCCATTTTAATAAAATCAGGAAGAGGCAAAGATCTTTCTTCTATTACAGTATTAAGAGTCTTTGTTGTCAACTCTTGGTATTTGCCTCCATTGTAATTACGAGTCAATTCTTTGTAATAGCTATCGCCAGTCGTGTCACCATTGTCTGAACTGTAAAACCTAACTGTTTTATCATTTTCATCAGAAAGAACATTATGAAAGTACATGTCATTTTCATTCATTCTGTGTTGATATTTATTATGGTTTTTAGGATTTGCTTCCATGCATATCCATTGAGAATTTGAGAACACTGGTTTCCACGCATTCATAAACCTACCGTCATTTGCGCCAATGTCATATACAACATTAAACTTATGTCCGTGTTTTTCAAGTTCTTTAACAACGACAGAAAGCTTTCTGTCCATATCCTTCATACCCATTAGTAATCCTTTTCTATTATTCCAGCATCCATGAGATCAACAAGGTTTTCTTCTCGCGATTTAGGTTTATGGCGAATATGAATCATATTTGCTTTTTCTGGTTCTGGTAAATAACTGCTATAATCCCACTTTTCGTCTAAGTATTTATCGAGTTTAAAATCTGCTTTCCTGCAGAGTACATGAAAAATGCCTTCATCAACATAAGGCTTCGGACTAATCTGTGCAAAGACTTTACGCATAGCGGGATTGATTTGTTTACGCATTAGTTGGCGAAAATCTCTAGGCATTACATATATTGCGCCTGACCACATCGGATAATTTGCATCTCCAAGTTTTGGAAACTCTCGAATAAAATGCGGTAGTTGTCTTTCACGGTGTACTTTGTCGAATGGTGCAATACCCTTTGCCTCAAATACATTTTCGGTGCATGTAGTAGTAACAAACTTATCAGTGTCAAGAACAACTACGATATCATAATCATCATACTCTTCGTTAATTGCACAACACTTTTGACACTGTCCACGCAATCCTTCTTGAAATGGTTCTCCATCAAGTAGTTTATACTCAGCACCAAGACTTTCAGCGTATCTCTGAATATTGTTTGAACTCTTTTCAACAATAAAAGGTAACCTACCTCCTCGTTCTTTCATTTCTTCAATGACTTTTGGTCTAAAAGGATGAAAGTGTTGTAGGATAATATTTTTCATAGTATTTTCAACCCATGTGTTTTCTTAATATAAGATTCAATGTTTCTTTTTCTCGATGTTCCACAGAAGTGTAATATCGTTGCTTGTGGATGAGCTTCTTCTGGTAGATCACAGAATCGATCATGTGGAACTTGCAGCTGTTCTTTATTTTTTAAAGCTCTACTAGTATGTATCATATAATGAAGAGTCTGTTCGTCGTTCGGTGGCATCGATGTTTTATACTGTGATAATTTTGGATCACTAAAATTTTTCATTACTGTATCATAATCAGGCAAATGTTGACGTAAAGTAATACGCTCTTCTCTAGTTAATTTAACAAAATTACCAAAGAAGAGAGGCTCATCCTGTTTATACAGGTTTGGCCAATATCTACCTTGTTTACTGTTTTGTTTTGATTTCATCGCTTTAAAATGTAAACGACCAACACCTTCGTATTGAAAACAGTTATCTGCTATTCCACTGTATACCATGTCGCTATCAAGCATAACAACATCGTCGTATTCATCATATTCTTCAAGTACGATCGCTATCTTTTGTGATACTGCACCACGAAATTCACCCATAGGCCAGCCAGAAATTAATTTATATTCTACACCAATTTCTCTTGCGTATAATTTTATAGTTTCAGTTGCAAGACGAGCCCATTCGGGCATTTTGTTATTCCAATGTTGTAAAATTAAATTTTTCATTAATCGAGTTCACCGATATTATTAAACATGTTTGGATCTAAATCTCTGTAAGTTCTTCCAAAAAGTTCAAGGTTGCCTTCCACATATCTATCAAAAAAGTTATCGCCCCACTTTTTACGCATGGTTTCTTTTAAACTTTGCTCAACAAGATGAGTTTCATTTTTCATTTTTTTACCGTGAAACTCTACATACATTTTATTAATAAGATTCGAGCATTTGTCATTCAGAATATGCGGAAGAACATCATATTCTGAACCTTCAATATCCATTGTCATAATAACATAATCATCTTCGGTAATATTATTATTCAACCATTCGCATATATCAACCGCTTCTAAAAGTTGTGCTTTTCCAGTCAAGCCAGCTCTTTTATCTTCTCTCATAGTACCACCAGAAGTAAATTTACCTGTGTTAAATGAAACAACTCCATTGTGGGTTGATGCACATTTTTTAATATGTGTAATGTTTGGAACCTGTTCTTTTACTTTTTCTAAGTGTTCAAAACATTTTGGCTCTGGTTCAAAAGCATATATAACAAAATCATCAGAATAAATTTTTGACTTTTGTAAAGCTAAAAACTCTGAGCCTTTATTTGAACCCAAACTAACATATACTTTTCTCATTAAAGATTCCACTCTTTGACTGGGAGATTTACAATTCTATGGATTTTATCAGCATCAAAATTGTCGGCGCCATTCAGTTGTATGTGTACCAAGTTACAGTTTTCTTTACGCAAATCAATGACTGGACGAGGTTGTTGCTTATTACCCGGATCATAGTGTACTGAACTATTCCATTTATACGCCATTTGTCTCCACTCAAAACCACATACTTCTAACATAGCATGAATATAAGGCTGATCACATGTATAGAACGAAGGCATATTAAATGCATTCATTAGTTTTACGTATTTAGCAAAATCGAAAAACTTTTCTCTTGCTTTTTCCATACCCGTCTTTGACCAAAGAATCATGCCTGAATTATATACCTTCGGTAAACCAGAAGAAGTACGAGGCATCTTGACTGGCCATTTTTTCTCAATAAGCTCAACCCACTTCTCATCATTCGCATTATTAATTCCACCACCAATTGTATATTTCTTTCGAGCAAGGGGAGCATTTGGTTCTTCACAGATTCCAATCTCTACCATCTCGTCTCCAAAAAATTCAAAGATGTTTTCTTCACAATCGTCACGTGGAACAACATCGCAGTCTGCATACATTACATAGTCATAATCACCATGTTCATATACTGGTTTGAACTTTCCATAGTTTGCAGAATAAGAACCAAGATCAGTCCGGAATTTAGGATTGTGCTCATAGATATGATCTGCACCAATCTTATCAGCATAATCTTTCATTAATTTAACACCGGCAAGATTACCTTGTCTTTCTTCACCGTCCCAGCATTGATATATAAGTGTCTTCATTCTTCTATCTTCCTAATAATATCGATACGAATACTAATTTGATTGTGTAGATCAGCAATTAATTCATGAATTGATTTATCTTTTCCGGGACCAGCTTTGATTGCTGCGTGCTTTTGATCAGCGACAAGTGATAAAATTTCTTTTCTCAATGCTTCTTTAATAATATTTTTTTCAAATTCATCAAACATTTTTCACCTCTTTGTAAAATAATGATCATTTCCGCCAGCGAAATGATGATAGACATAACTATGATCTTCTAAGAATTCTACTATCGTATCTTTATCTTCAAAGATTTCAATTAGCAAAAGAGCGCTGTTGTTTTTTAAAGTTTCTACCATACCCTGTAAAACTGGCAAAACATATCCTTCAGTATCTATCTTAATAAAATCTACATTTTCGAATGCAAAAGAATCGATAGAAGTAGCGGGCATTTCTACTATATCTATCCCTTTTTTATTAATCCAGTTTTTTCGGTGGTGTAAATTTCTTGTATCTCCAGTCCATGCAAAACTTGATTCTGTATTTCTTGGATTTTCTAACATTGGAACGAGTTCATTGTTATCAGAAACAACATAGTTGTAAGCTTTAACGTTTTCAATATCCTTTGTGTTTTTCTCAAGCATTTTGTACATATTTGGAATGGGCTCAAATGAATGCACCATTTCATATCTAGAAGAAGCTTCGATCGCAAACACGCCGATATGAGCTCCAATATCTAAACAAACTCTGTGATGAGTGCAGAATTGAACTGCAGTATCGAGATCTTTTTTAACTATTTTAGTTTTCGCTCCTAAGGGATAATCTTTTTCATAATTTTGTCGAGGTGTAAGCATTTTGGTTTACCACTTCGGTGATGTTAAAATATTATCAGAATTCATATTATGTTCATACCATTTAGCAATAAACCGTACATCATCAATTAAACTTTGCGATAAAGTAACTGGCTCGAAACCTAGACTACGCAAACCGGTGTTATCAACTTCAAGATCGTTTTCTGCTAGTTCTTTCCGTGGATTTTCGTGATATTGTATTTTACTACCATAAGATTTCGAAATCATTTCAGCCAATTCTTTTACGGATCTTACTTCTGAAACTTGATTAAATATGCGTACTTTATCACCAGCTGCAGGATTTTCAATTGCAAGTCTTACGCACTCGGCAGTATCCTGAATATGAATAAATGCTCTCTTTTGTCCACCAGTTCCATAAACAGTTAAATCATTTCCAGTGGCAGCTTGTGAAATAAATCGATTCAACACCGTACCATAAACACCATCATAATCAAAACGGTTGACAAGTTTTTCATCTTGCATTGTTTCTTCTGTCTGTGTACCCCAGACGATTCCTTGATGAAGATCTGTAATCTTTACTCCCCAATTCTTATTATAGAATTGAAACAGCAATTGATCAAGAGATTTTGTCATATGATAAACACTACCCGGATTTGTAGGGTAAAGAATATCAGTATCTTTCTTCGTAGAATTAACTTTGATATTAAGATAGCCTTCGGGGATTGCACCAAAGTCTTTTGAATATCCATACACACCCATTGTTCCTAAGTGAACTAAGTGTGTATCAGGGCTATGATCAATAATCGCATTGAGAACATTATGCGTACCAACCACATTGTTGTCGACAGTATATCTTCGTTCATGTTGACTAATCATTGAGTAAGGCGCTGCTCTTTGTTCAGCAAAGTGAACAATAGCATCTGGCTGTAACTCGTTTACCATCTTCGCAAGATAACCATAATTAGTAATATCGATATTCCAAAAACGAATATCGTATCCTTTACGTCTTGCTGTATCCAATCTATCACCAATCGGATATATGTCAGTGAGCGAGTTACTTTTTAATTCACTATCAATTGCACGTCTTGACATATTGTCGACAATGATAATTTCATGGCCTTCTTTCGCTAGCTTTAATGATGTAGGCCAACCACAAAAGCCATCACCGCCTAAGACAACAATTTTCATCCGAAATACTCTACTCCACCTTGGTATTCATCTGGATCTGTTTGAGCAATATATCCAAGAACATGTTCTTCGGCTTTGCCTTCAGCGTCTTGTCGCCAATCTGTGCTATATGTACCAGTCACTTCACCATCAGTGTAATACTTTACTACAAACATATCATTTTCAATACTGATCGATGAATATTTCTTTTCATCTTCACTAAAAAATTCAGATATCAATGTCATAATACTGCTTCCTTCAATTCATTTACATTTTCACCGCGATTTGGAAGTTTGTCTTTTAAGAAGAAATGCACAAAATGACATTCTTTAATTCGAGTACATGCAGTGTACAATCCATTCCACTTCCAATCAAGTTTCTTAATATTCATCTTTTCTTTTCGAATCCAGTAATTCAAAAGAGTTTGATCTGTTGACCATTTCCATGGACCCATACCATCAATGAACATCTTAAACTCTTTACGTTCTAGAAATTGCTTAGGTGTTTGACCGTTTAAGTGTTGAGCAAAACTTTTATTCATAAGCATCATGCCCATATTCATGAATGGGAATCCGGTTTCATCATTCCATTCCCAGTCAATCTTCAAACTACCGTATTGCATTCTAGAATAATTTATAATCTTATTTCGATACCAATCGTGCATTGGCATATTTGCTTCAACACATCCTCCAAAGTCGTACTCTTCATCGAGTTCAAAGAATATATCGGGTGCTGTATCTCTTACAAAAATATCGGAATCAATAATCGCGATTTGATCATACTTATCAAACCGTGAAAATGCGTTTTCTTTTTCATAAATCGGCAAAAAGCCACCATGCTTTTCATATGACTCAGTACTTCGATTTGTTGAAAAAACGTCTGGTTTAATGCGCAAAAGAGGTTGACGCTGAATAACATAGTCTGCGCCAATCCTCTCTGCATATTTTTTTACTGATTCTGTACACCAATCATATAGATGTGAACGCTTTCCAACGTACACTTGATATATCAATCTTGCCATAATTATCTCACTTTGAATTATCTATTACTTTTTTGCAGCAGTCTTTCCTTTTACTGCATCAGCGCCAAAAAACGCTGCTACTAATACAGAAATAGAGACAAAGTATGTAGGTGCAATATCACCAATCAGATCTGCAGCCTTATCCTGCCCTAGCATTGAAGTGATAAGGATAGCAAATGGATATAATAACATACCGAATAATGCAAACCATGTCATCTTACGCATTGCGTCTCTTTGTGCATCTGCATCTTCAAGCTCTTTACGCTTAAACTCCAGATGCATCTCCATTTCTTCTTTTGTAATATGGCCATCGCCATTTGTGTCTGCGCCATCAATCGCATCTGCGTCAATGGTTACTGATTTCTTTTCCTCTTCCGCCATTATGGTACTCCGTAATGATTGCTTGTGCTATTTTTTTCGCATCATCAAAACCATTACGAAGCGAGTTTGACCTATGGCCATTCTCAACAAACCACTCGAGAGTATTTATATCACTCCCTTCAGGTATTTGAAAACCATCTGTTAGTTCTTCAAAATCAAAACGAAGTTTTAGTATCTCGCCAATACGCATGCATTCTCCAATTCAACAAACAGGTATTCTTCAAGATCATCTTCATTTGCTTGGTAGCGAATACCGATACCACCAGCTTCATTCCATCGACGAATATTTTCTGGCTTATCATCGATGAGAATATTTGGTCTGCGAGTCAAAGGACTTACAGCATATTTGTGTTTGTTACTTGTGAAAATCATGTTCTCAATCAGTGGCGGAATAAAACCTTGTTTTTCTAACCAGAGTCGTTTCCAAAAAGATGAGTTATGAGAATCACCACGAAGTGGAGATGAACAGATACCCCATTCAGTTTCTTCTGAAAAAGCTACCTCTTTCACATGATCTACAAGTTTCTGAGATGTTGGAAACACATCTAGATTGTAGAAGAAATCAGTATTAGCGAGTTCTCTAAACTTGATTTCACGATCTTGAATAGACTTCCAATGGCTTACACCATATCGTCTAGCTAGACCATCAAAGAAGTCGGCGATTACGCCATCCATGTCTAAGTATATTGTCATACTAATTCCTTTTAACCCAAGTTTCAAAATTTGTACCAGACCAGACATAACCTTGATCTTGTTTATAGACTTCATATGCTTGAAGAACTTTAACTGTTTCATCGACATACCCGAAGGCTGAGGTACGATTGTCTAACCAGTGAACGAATTCTTCGATACACATACCATAGAACTTAGCACGTTTGTTTAGAATTGTCATTGCACCTTTGATACGCATTATACAACCCTCCCATTTGCAATAAGTGAAGAATGCATCAACCGAACCTGCTTTAAGCGAGACTCGAGATGTTTGATAACTTTTGGTGATCCGGGAAGCTGAGGTACACGTGCAACTTCTTCCATAATAAAACGAGGAAGGACACGAAGACCACGTTCGATTGATTCACGCTGCTGATCAGGTGTCATTGACAAGATTAGCTGACGATACCTAGAGTTTGAGATTGGCTTAGACATTTAGGACTCCTCTTCCTTTTCCATTTTATAGATCTATTATACCATAAAAAAAGAGGATTGTAAACCATTTTTTTCACTTTTTTTGAATTTTTTTCACTTTTTTTCGTCTAGCTCTCAGCTTACCAAACGCTAATGTTTGACGAGTAAAGATAGCAGTTTTACGAGCTCTTCTTCTTATCCTCGCAAAAGTAGATCTGTGCAATCTCTTTGCTTTATCCATGAAACATTTTTCTTTTGTTATATTCATCACGAGTCTCAATCAGCTTGTCAATCCAAGCATCACGTGTTTCTTTATACATGACAGGATGGAAATCATCCACATCCATGACAATACGTGTTTGATTGATAGGCATGCCAGTACGTTCTTCCCACATAACAGCATAGGCTGCAAGTTGCATGAAGTAATTACTAATGTTGGCTTTCTTCTTAGGACGGCGTGAAGTCTTCCAGTCAACGATTGTAGGTACACCATCCCATTCAACAATGGCATCACAGGTACCCGCTAGCTTAAGATGATCGGAGTAGAGAGGAACTTCTTGACCATATACTTTAGTAACGTGCTTATCGAGTAGAGGACGTAGATTTTCAAGAGATTGTACTACGTGAGGTAAGAAGCTTTCTCTACAATCCTTTTCATTCTTAAGATACTTTTCAATAAGACTGTGGACTGCTGTGCCACGAGCAGCAGCACGGCCGCCGATACGATTAGCTTCTTCTTCGCCAACACGTTTACGCCACTTAGCAATAGACTCTTCGCTTAGGATAGAAAGTACAGTAGTAACAGAAGGATAAGCATTACCATCCAAGGTAAGATAACGCCTACCATCTGGGCTATCTGTTCTATCAAGGCTTTCGTATCCCATATCAATCTTTTCATGGATAAACTCCATCATCATATTCCTTTTCAATTGTATAAGCTATTATACCACAATTTTCCGGAAATGTAAACAACTATTTGTCATTGCCAGTCCATTATTTCTTTTATTGCTTCAGAGTTATATTCTACCACATTTCCGACAGAAAGTAAACAAATATCTTCACCATTTTTTTCTACAATAGCGAACCTATTCTCTTGATTTATTACAATTATTGTCACTGATGATTGTGTGGATCCATCTTCTAACCATGTCATTCCACCGAAGGCGATAAGAGGATACATTTCAAACTTATCCCACTCGAGATAAATGTCTTGAGGTGGTCCGCAGATTACTGGTTTAGCGTACATATTCGCATCTGCTCGTGGCATAAAAAATATAAATGCAACCATCAGAATCCAGAATATGAAAAATACGTATAGTGCTTTTTTCATTACTTGAGTCCCATCATCTCCTTAGTCATGATGTAATCTCTGACGATACCGGAGCGAACAATATCATCCCATCCAAATTGAACAACCGAAAAGTCTTTCATTCTTTCGATAATATTTAAGAACTTTGCTAAGCCATTCCTTTCACCCTCATGGTGAAAATCCGTTTGTAAATAATCACCGCAGAAGATTAGCCTGCAGTTTTCTCCAGCTCGAGTCATGACAGAATCAAGTTCATGGAAGTTAAGATTCTGCATTTCATCGACAATAATAATAGCTCTGTCAAATGTTTTACCTCGTACAAATGAAGTTGTTTCAAATTGTATTTGGTGGCTATTTGTTAATTTGTTCCAAGCAGCTTTATCTTCTAATAGTTCTTCGGCAACTGCTTTATACGGAGATTCAAAAACAGATGTTTTTTCTTCCAACTTTCCGGGAAGATAACCTATTTCTCGTACAGCGACTACAGAACGCATAACAATTACTTTATCAAACTCTGTAGATTTTTCAAGTACTTTTTCGAGAGCAAGATACATTGCAATGAAAGTTTTACCGGTACCAGCTGAACCAGCTAGAACTAGATTTTCACCTTCATCCCACAACTCAAATGCTTTCTTTTGATTTTCTGTAATTGGATCAAATTCAAGTAAGTCTTCGTATCTAACTCTTGCGCTACTCATGTTTTAACTTTACTGTTTCTTCCTGCGTTTTTGTCAATTTTTTTCATGAAATCTCGCCAGTCTCCACTCGTCTTTCCAATAGTAGAACCGTGCTGAGTAATCATATTAGGAAATGATAACACTTGTGATACATCTGGCATCTCATCAAGAATAGTTTGCAGTTCTTCGTAAGAGCAAGTTACATCCCATGTATGTTGAGTTTTAACGTCTTTGAGCGTGTAGCGCGGCATCGATTTCTTCCCTTATTTCGAATACTCGTTCTCTTAATACGCTAATTGCTGTACTAATATGACCGGTATCATGCATCTCTAATCGAGATTCGAGTAGTGTAATTTCTTCTGCTAAAAAGATTAAGCGATCAACTGGACTGAGTTGTGATATTGAAACCATTCTGGTTTATCCCTTCCTTTTTCCCATAACATTTTAAAGCGTGCTTGTTTAGTCTGATAAAACGCACGATAAGACTTCACTGGATCATCAAACATACATTCAGGATTTGACTTCATTGCTAGAGGAAACGGAGTCATTGGTCCCTTTGGTATATTACGCGGTGTTGATTGAATTTGCCACAACAATTCGCGTTGAGTCTTATGAGTTTTATATGGCTCTTTTTCAGTACTGTATCTATATGTATACTCGTCGGCAAGAGCTTTCATGTGTTCCCAATGCCAACGATAATTTGAATCTGATTCCATAGTCCATTTTGTACAAGGATGACCAACATGCACAGCTTTGTAATAGAGTAATTCTGCTTCGAAGTCATCGGCACCTTCATACAGATCCCAGTATTTAACCATCGTCTTACCAGACTTAGATGGTTTTTTAGTGAGTTTACCATCGAGTACACGATGAGCAGTAGACAACATTTGTCCTGATTCGACTAGCATTTTAGGGACATGCTTGTCACACTGCATTTCAGCAGCTTCAATAGGGTCCAATGATAAAATAAAAAGATTCATGAGATATACCTCCGCTCTCCAACATAATACTAGTTATTATACCATAGAAAGTGATTCTTGTAAACCCCAAAAATAAACTAAAAATCAAAAGAGCTCCAAAAAATTGGAGCCCTTTTTAATCCTTATATTTTTCTATGTTACCTCAGCGATCCGTTGGTTTAAGAAAGCTCGTTTCTCTAAGATTTTTTTCATTCTATTGATCAATCCTTTCCTCTTCAATTTTTCTGCATATGTTTGAAGGTCGTTTGAGTCTTTCTTGAGTCGTTCAAGCTGAGCTGTTGTCATACTAGATACTCCGGTTAATGGTTAATCTTGCAATAATCCCGGAAAGGCCTCCTCTATTACAGGTCTTGTAATACCTTTTAGCTTTTCCTTGTTAATCATAGATATAACGAGTCGTGCGTCTTTAGGATCAATCGACTCAATCAAACCGATAAAAATCTTTTCTCGTTTATAGGCTGGAAGTCTTCCTCCCGGTCCGCCTTTAGCAAAATATGCGAATTCTTTGTTTCTTTTAAGGAGATTTGATGGAGCGTTGTGTCCATCATTCGGGGTGTACGGTGGTTCACCCGGAGGTAACAGCCATTTAACTGTAGAGTCGTATGTTCCTCTTAAAATATCTTTAAGAGCCCACGAATCATTTTTCTTAAGTTTTTTGACTTTATCAGCTTTTGTTTTTGCTTTTTGAACTTCTTCAATTACTTCATATACGTATTTCATCTTCACCTCTATTTTTATTTATATAAGCGTATATCTTTACCTGATATTCAAATGTTTTTGGATACTGCTCAGGATTAACTAGCTTATCACCGTAAAATTCTATAAGTTTTTCGGTAAATGTTTCGAATGAATCTTGCATCCTATGAACTCGTTATAATAATCATCTCTTAATAATACATCATGCTTAAACTGCAACTTAGCTTCATAGTATGACATCTCACCTTTGGTTCTACAAAGTATTAAGATCTCTCTTTTGTAACTATCTTGCCCTCGCTGTTCAACGAGTACTTGAAGTTCTTTATTAGATCCATAATATTCTCGCCAGTCAGATTCGACTCGAGTACGCACTCGTCGAGTTCTCTTGCTATTTTTTGGTAATGTCTTAGGCCGCCAGAAGTTCTTTTTACCGATATATTTTTTGTCTGTATCCAGTTCTGTGATAAGGTACACAAATCCTTGGTACTCATCTGGGGTTTTATCGTAAGGCTGTTCATTAAATAACCACATACAGTTATATATTATTCGTGTTCACCACCTACACCGCGGCTGTTGATAATATTATCACGAGGAGTAAAAAATGTTGGATTAGTTCTTGCTGTTTCAAATGTAGCAACTGTAATCACAATAGCAGCCAACACAATAGCATGAGCTACTGCGCTTATACCAAAGGCCACAACACTACCAAGATAAAACGCAAACACTATGCACCACATCCAAGCTAGTACTTGTAATACCATATGACGTGTGTTTAAATCTGGGATATGTCTCAATGGATTGACGCTAGAGTTCATAATGCCATTCCAAGAGTCGTAAATAAATTCTTTCATATCTTTCACCTTTTCTAAATTTGTTTTTATTGGATAATGCGCGTCTGCACTATCTTTGAAATCTATGGCATCATAAAGATCATAAAACGATTTCGTAACTTTATGATTACGAAAATATGCTGTTACTTTATACATCTTCGTCTTCCTCTAGAACATAATCAAATTCACGTGTGGTATCAGCATAACTGCGTCTACCACACATTGGACAGAATTCTGGAGAATCGTCAGAAGTAATAAGGGTTGTAGCTTCACATTCCTCGCATTCGATCTTAAATTCCATTGTCACGCAACCTTCTCCCATCCCCAGTCACCTTCCATACCGTTGACTGAGTATTCGGTAACACGCTTCTCAAAGAAATTATCATGAGATGCACCATTTAATATCCAATCTAGCCAAGGCAATGGATTATCTTTTTGTTTGAAGATTGGCTTGAGACCAAGTTGTAATAGACGACGATCAGCAATGTGACGAATATAATCTTTGACTTCCTGCTTTGTCAAACCATCCATTTCTTCATGACCATTAAATGCTAGTTTAATAAATGCATCTTCGAGTTTAATAGCAGTTTTTGCCATGTCATAGATTTTTGATTTTAGCTCATCATTTACAATACGCGGATGCTCATCACAGAACTCACGGAAAAGTTTAGCAATACCCTGAACATGCATTGATTCATCACGCACAGACCATTCAACGATTGTACCCATACCCTTCATCTTACCGAAACGCTGGAAGTTTAATAACATTACGAATGATGAGAACAGAGACATACCTTCGTTGAATACAGACTGTGCCATAATTTGAGCTAATCCCATATGTGTGTTAGGATTACCTTGTGACATGAACTCAACTTTGTCTGCCATTTCTTTATATTCAAGGAATGCATGGAACTCATCATCTGGCAAACCAAGTGTATCATTCAATAATGCGTATGCTCTTTGGTGTACACCTTCACGGTTTGCAAATGATGAAAGCATGTTACGCACTTCATTATTCTTAAATTTTGGAATCAATAGCTCATGATAGTTTTCGCCGACTTGAACGTCTGACTGTGTAAATAGACGAAGAACCTGAGTGATGAATTCTTTTTCATCATTTGTTAGTTTGGTCTTCCAATCCTGAACGTCTTCTGACAGTTCAGCTTCGTCTTCAACCCAATGGATTTCTTCGTGTTTCTTTGTAAGTTCCACTGCCCAAGGATAGTGAAACGGCCGGTATGTTTTTGATACTTCTAATAGTGACATTTATCCCTCGCATGCTCGGCATTCATCGCCGCTCTCTATTGTCATTGGTTGATTTAGGAAAGCCATGAGTTCATCATAGCCTCCAACATATTGACCGTCCACATAGATTTGTGGAACAGTTTTAACTTTACGTCCTGTTACTTCGGCTGCAGTTTTACCGATCTCATCAAGATTAATGAAATCAAACTGAATGCCGCGAAGTGACATTTCTTCTTTTGCTCTCATGCAATAAGGACAGGTGTCTCTACCATAGATGATAGTACGTGTATCCTCTTGCAATGCGTGTCTTTCAACTTTATCTGAAACAGTTTCAGCTCTTTGTTTTGCTTCTGTTCTCAGATAGTATAAACCCTTTAATCCTTCTTTCCATGCTTTTAAATGAACTTTATTTACATATGATTTTTCAGCACCGGAAGGGAAAAACAAATTGACTGATTGACCCTGACAAATATACTTTTGTCTATCAGCAGCATGTTGTACAACCCATTCTTGATCAAGTTCTTGAGCTGTTTTAAATACAGCTTTTTCTTGTTCATTCAACTCTGGTAAATGTTGTACAGAACCTTTCTTCGTAATAATTGAAGTCCATGTAGACTCGTTATTAATTTCGTATCTGTTTAAAACGTCTTCGAGATATTTGTTCTTTACGAGGAATGAACCAGCGCGTGTACGATGTGTATACGCATTTGCTTTGAGCGGTTCAATACTTGGTGATGTCGATAAAATAATTCCAGATGATGCATTTGGTGCAATTGCCATTAAGTGAGCATTTCTTACACCAGTACCTTCACCATCAGGATATTCTCCTCTTTCTTTAGCAAGCATGCTTGTTTGATTATGAGCTCTGAAATTAATGTTGCTAAAGACAACGTCATTGATTTCACGTGCCAAATCAGACTCCCATGCTACACCTTGTGATTGGAGGAGTGAGTGGAATCCCATTGCACCAAGTCCAATAGACCGCTCTCTTTGAGCCGAATAGCGAGCTCTGGATATAGAATCAGGCGCATTTTCGATGAAGTACTCGAGGACATTATCCAACATCGTAACAAGATCTTCGACAATATTGGTATCTTTCCAAAGCTCGTATAACTCAAGATTGAGAGAAGAGAGACAGCAGACAGCAGTGCGATCAGCGGACGTAGGCAAATGAATTTCATTACAAAGATTAGATCCATGAATCTTCAATCCCTTATCTTTTAAAGCTTGTGGTAAATCAGCATTGGCCGTATCGATGAAGTTTAGATATGGCTCACCAGTACGGAAACGAACTTCAATAATTCTTTCCCACATTTTACGAGCATTCAATGTTTCAGATACTTCGCCACTTGCAGGATCTCTTAATTCCCATTCTTTATTATTAATAACTGCTTTCATAAAAGCATCAGTAATATTAAGTGCATTGTGTAAGTTTAATGCTTTACGCTGAACATCACCAGTGGGAATACGAATATTTAAAAACTCAACAATATCTGGATGACCAATATCCATATATGCTGCGTATGAACCTTTACGAGTTTTACCCTGACGATACGCAATCATATCAGCATCAACAGTATGTAAAAAAGGAACAGGACCCGGTGCTTTATCAGAGACAGTTCGAACATCTGACCAATGGCCACCAACACCTCCACCCATTACTGACAACCAGCGAAGCTCAGCTGAATGCTCGATTAGTCCTTCTAATGTGTCAGGTACATAAGTCAGAAAACATGAGATCGGCAAACCTTTACCGTCGACTGTACCATTTGGTGCATTTGATAATACAGGAGATGCAAACATAAACCACTTATTTGATACGTAATCATATAGACGCTGTGCAAGACCCCAATCTGTCTTGCCCTTATATGTTGCCCATGCTTCAGCAGCACGTGCATATCCTTGTTGTGGTGATTTTTCATTTCCACGGAGATAGAAATCTTTGAGCATTCCGACAGCATAATCTTCGAGAATGTCATCTTTCTTGTAATTGAGTGTAATAGCCATTGCATCCCCTGAACTGAGGTTATAAGATTCATTTGTATTTGATGGTAGTATTATATATTAGTTTACGGCTTTTGTAAACCCTTAAAACGCAATATTTATGAAAAATATTTTTCTATCACATCAAGTTGATCTTGATACTTTGCGATATGTTCAATTTCCATTTCCATTGCTTCAATGATGTCGGGATGTTCACCAATCCCAGTCGTAGAATTGAGATACACTTGAACATTTGCTTTGTGTTTTGCAATATGTCCTTCAGCGTGTTTTTTTAATGCTTCAAGTAGAATTTCTTTCATTTTCATTTCCTTATTATATTGATCAAACAGACTCGGCACTATCTACAATGATGATGCCGTCTTCTTCTAATATTGATTGAAGATTTTCCCATGAAGATTTGTCTGAAATATACTGATTATAATCAGAATCATGGTTCCAAGTTCTTTTCACTTCAACTTTATTTTCGGCCGGGTATTCATAAATAACCTGTGTAAAAATTTCACCATTAATTAATTCTTTCATATGATCTCTGCGTAATTCTTCTACATAAGAATCATTAGAAGAAAGTATATTTGAAATATATTCTACAGTTATATCATCTTTTTCAAATGTAATAGTTTGGAGTATTGTCATTTTTCTAACTCTTCAATTCTTTTTTCGAGTTCATCTATTTTTGAAGTTATTTTAGGATACTTTACTCGCCAAGCATTTGGATCATTTTGTAACCACGTCCAACCCCAACGCTTTGCTAAATACTCAAGCGTCCAATCGAACTTTCCGACGGCCCATATAGCCATACGAGTATCCTTAAACCAAAACAAAAACGCTGCGCCTAACAGCGATCCTGCTATAGCTGTATATATCCATAGCGTATCAGCAAACATTTTCTCGATCATTTATTCATTTCCTCTACTGCAGCATTGTAATCTTCTTGTGATACAACACCTTCAGCCAACAATCTTTCTCGATTAATCATGTGCTGAGCTTGAACGTCATCTTTGCTACCACCATGATAAGGAACACAATGCCCTTCTTCAATCATAATCTCTGTAACAAGACGACCATCTGCAGCTCTAAAATCACCAAGGATTCTACCAAACTTACCTTTCATATCTTCACCAGATTTATCTTCTGTCGTAATAAGTTTAGCATCTTTTTCGAGTAACTGATAAAGTCTATCCTTTGCTGCAATACCGAATACCTTTTCGACTTTATCTCTTGTCCTTGACTCGGGTGTATCGATACCCATAATTCTCACTCGCTCATCTTTTAAACAAACACCAAAACCGAGATCGATATCTACATCGACCGTATCACCATCGACTACTTTGACGACATGTACGTCATATTCATTCTGTTGCATTTATCCCTCCACGATTGTGTATTGGACATAATTACCCATGCTATGATCTTTTGCTCCGTCAAGTAGTCCAGATTTATAACCTCTAAATTTGTCTTTGATTCTTTGCCATAAAGTCATTTTCCGTATTTTACCGTAATGATTAATATAACAAAGAACGCCATGATGTTTATAGCCCATAAGAGCCAAAGGAACTCTTGTAACGATATCATTATTGTTTACGAACCTCCAATGATTTGCTTTCAGAGCTTTCACAAAAGAACGTGTACCTACTCGAGGTGAACCGAATGTGTAAAGCTCTTCAGTCTGAGGAAGTCGTGATGCGGCGATTGTAGACATTGCTGCACCTAGTGAATGACCACAAATATAGAGTTCTTTCTTTTTGTGTTCATCTGTAAGTGGTTTGATATGGTCCCACAGTTTATCGAGTTCACCTCTAAAACCAGAATGAACCCAACCATCTGTCATCGATTTTCTTGGAATTGCATTGAGATCGGCAAGAACATCAGATAGTTCATCAGGTTCAGTGCCGCGGAAGCATAATACTATTTCATCTTTATTCCAAACAACATGGCATTGAGCACCGTCTTTATCTAAAAAGACGTGGTTATCATAACCCATTCCAATGAAGAGTATTTTAGCTTCGAGATCTTTATAGGCGATCTCTGCCATTTGAGCAAATTTATTTGCTTTCTCCAGATTCAGTTCCATCTTCGACTTTCTCCTCGTTAATGTCGTCAGTCACTGCATCTTCATAGTATACTATAATTTGCGCTTGTTGATTTATAAATCTTCTTAATTCTGCTACATTCAATGCTAAGTTCGAATAGTCTCTCATTGACAAAGCAACGTACGCCAATTGACCATTCTCAGCTTCAAATTCTTTTACAAAATTCTCGTAGTTTTCTTTATTAACTACGTAGACTCTTACATCATTGAGCTGTACTGGTTTCGGCCGGGCTACTGTTGGTACTGTTATCTTCTCCGTTTTGACTACTGTTTTGATTTCCTTTTCCGGCCTTAGACTGCTGCAGCCAGTCAGGAACAGGATAGTCATCGCCACCAGTATCAACGGTGATATCGCGCCAAATGTTCGCTGTTGCGCCATTCATCTTTCCTTCTAATTTAGCAGCATCTAATAAAGCATCTCTTACAAGATCTAGCTGCTGAAGTTTACTACGAAGACTGTCACCATAAGCTTCTGCTTTTTGTAAACTATTCTGTAATTGCTTATTCAATTCTGCTTGTTTTGCCATGTCTTGTTGTAAATTTTCAACAGACTCCATAGCAATGTCAGCAGCGATTTCAAGTTGAGCGTTATTCTCTCGAAGTGTAGCAATTGTATTTTGTGTAGTGTCATAATAGTACTTAGCGGCATAACCAACACCACCGAGTACTCCTAAAATAATTATCAGTGCATATATCTTAAGCATCATTCTTCACGAATTGTGAAAATCTTTTTAACAAAGCGGGCTTCTTCTTTTTCCTTCTATCCATTACGTTTGTAGACGTAAATCTTGGACCCATAGCCGTGTCTGCAGGATTTGGAATGTCGGCTGTAGTAGTTACTTCTTCATCCATTTCTGGTTTTTCATGAGTGTAACCCATCTTTGCCATTCTTTCATGATCTTCGGGTTTCTTGGCTTTGTACCCTTTACCAGTCTTTGGATCATACATCATGTGAGGTTTAAAATCTTTCATTTGTAAATCTCGCTTACTGTAACGTATATCTGTTGATTTGTTTTAAGATGAATTGCTTCGTAAATATCAAGACCAAATACATCACCGACTGGATACGCATTATCAAATACTTTGATTTGATCTTTTGGCATTACGAGCTCTTCATGAGTAGAATTGAGCATCTTTGCTTCTTTAACTCGATAAACACCCGGTGACAATTGTTTGTCTTCTAACATGAACCACTGATTTTCTTCATTAAGAAAATCTAATGTATCGACTCCTGACTTTCGCAATGCTTTTTCAAGGTGATTGTCGGATAAGGAATATTTTTCTTTAATGAGAAACAAAGCTGCAGCGAAAGACCCGAGTTTTGAACCTCCTCCCGGGATTTTGCTGAGCAGCCGCTTGATGTTAGCGCATAGACGGATAAAAGGAGTGTAAGCATTCCTTTTTGAATCGGAATCAATTTTGACACCCTTGATTCTCTTTCCATCTTCGTCGATCAGGCCTTCTTTATATGCATCCCAGCTTTTCCAATCTAAAACAAGCATGCGTATAAACCGAAAGGTATATGCAAGATCGGCAGCTCTTTTAACGATTCCCATTATATCTTCCTTAATACATCAACTACGCGTTGGTCCATTGCTATTCCCGTATATTGATCGTCTCTAATATATTTCAAATAAACTAAAAACGGTTTCATGACAGGCCAGTGCTTATCATCAAGTTTCAGATCTAAAATATTCAGGGCTGCTTCAATGCCGAAAGAATTGAATATCACAATCAAATGATTGAGTATCAATCTTTCGGCTAGCTCACCCTGTTCAAGATAGCGATTAAGCAATCTCTTAATATATTTAAATCTTTTCAAATCCTCATAGAACTCTTCAATATCAGAGAACTGAGGTTTATAGTAATGCTTTGCCGCATAGAGTAGAACATTCTGTTCAGTAAGTTCATCGAATATCATCATAAAGTTATATATTCAACTCTATTCCATAACTTCTTCGAGAGCTTCAATGATTTCAGATTTTACCATTCCACTTGTATCGAGTTCAAACTCTTCAGCAAGTTCAACCAATTCAGACTTAGTCATAGAACCAAGATCATAATATTCATATTCTTCTTCATCGTCTGCAACTGGCTCGGGCATTGCTTCAATAAGAACTTCTTGAGTTGTAGGAACACCGTGCCACTCGTCAATTTGAGCTTGAGTAAATTTACCCGACTTCAAAAGTTCACCGGTGTTAGGATCTACCCAACCGCGTACAGTTGGAACTGCGGTATGACACCACCCAGGAGCTTTAATTGCCATTTTTCATTCCTTTATATGCATTTGCAATTTTGTTGATAATAGATTTGTCACCCATGTCTGCACTTTTTGTGTGAGCATCACCGGATGCAGATGGACCAGCTCTACCAGCTTTTGATGCATCATCATGACCAAGCTCATCATAATCAGTAAGCTTGCTTGTGGTATCAACTGGATGTCCGTCTTTCATGGTTTTTGCAGATGCGTTGCGATCAGTTGGTTGCTCATCACGATTCTGATCTTTCTTACGCTTAGCACCAGCAGCATCTTCCCAGATAGACATTAACTTATTACGAATAGTAGATTCTTTTTGTTCTTTCTTTGGATTCATTGTAGCAGTTTCACCCTTTTCGCCTGCAGGCTCATCTTCATTTTTCTTTGTTGCTTTTGAAATAGCTTTACGCTTTTTGTGAAGATATTCATCTGAATCATCAACATCGCCATCATTATCGATGTCTTTGTCTTCCCTATCATCAAAATCTTTTTTAAGAGCTTTCTTATTGACAGGATCCATATCTTCGCTTTTTTTCTTTTTACCGTGACTCATTTCATCGAGAATATTGAGGCCTTCGGCTTCAACTTTTTCTTCAATGCCATGAGCGAATTCAACATCATACCAAGCCACATTACCCTCATCATCGGGTTCTGCATGACGACCAATCAGAGGCTTGCCTTCACCCCATTCAGGATGTTCTACAACAACTGCACATACATGATATTTTGATTCACAAATGTGATCTACGTCCTGTTCTGACAATTCAGATTGATACTTTTCTTCTAAGGCCTGTTTTGATAGTGTGGCCCTAGCACTTTCGATTAAAGATTTCATTTCTTTCTCCTTACATCCACATTTGGGCCACAAAAGTCCCAACGGCTGCGACTACAGCCGCATATACTAACTTATTTATAATGCTTACGGTACGAGCGTTGTCGTCTACCTTTTTATCAATATCGTCTAATTTACGAGAAAGCCGATTGACTCTCTCCATTTGATTATTTTGTTGTTCAGCCAATGACGCTATTTTCTCCTCGGCACGGGCCAGTGACACCATCGCATCAGTGAGCTGATCGAGTTTATTCTCAATTCTTTCTAATCTTTGATCCGTTGTGTCGACCATTTATTCCTCTATTGAATTTTAAATCTTAAATTTTCATGATCCGGATAAGTCACCGCAATATGACCCTCTGGACAATCATAATCAATATATGCAATCAATGTTGCTGTTCCCTTTGCTACCTTATGTGTATGACCTTCAGCAAGTTTCATCTTATATGCAAATGTGTCGATCTTATCATTTGCAGGTCCCATAAACTTTCCAATGCTACTTGTGGCAGGGTGTACAATGTTTTCGCTATCCCTAATTGATAATGTGAAATCTGTCACAGTACAATCATCTCTATGCTTTTCTCTAGCAACTTCAACTTTAAACTCTCCATCCGCAGGACCGTCTGAGATGCTGAAGTATTCTGGTGCCCAAGTCATAATGTCCTTAGATTCCATCTTATCCCATAATGTGTATCCACCGCCGATCAGAGCAAGTGTCGCTGTTACAACACCGATGCCTTTAGTTACGTTTTCTATATCAGGAATCATAACTTAATTATCTACCTTTGCTCCAGCTCTCCACTGATAACATGACCAATACTTGGCTTTCCATTTTGGTCCTGGAGTATCACATCCATGACGTGCTCTAAACGATTTACGACGAGCAGGGTCATCTCTTTTAATTTCCATATTAGGATCACCAAAGCGAACTACGACTACATTACCCTTTGGTCCTTTAACGTAAACTTTAAACTTCTTATTTGGGTTTTCGCTTGTACGAATAGGATCATTGAGTTTTACACTTTTACCTTGGTATTCAGCCTCAGTAATTTCAAGATCTTCATACAAATCTTCACATTCGCATTTGCGATCGATCTCTTCGGCTACATGGTTTTTAAATTTATCCACCAAACTCATGGCCAGCTACCCTTTTCATTTGTTTATTAAATTCAGCTTGATTAGGCTTATTCTTATAAAGTTTAATCGAGATCTCTGGACGATCTTTGCCTTTGATTCTCCAATTATAGCCTTTTTCTTTATGTTCAGGTTTAGTCGTCTTGACTACACGCCGTTTATAACCAGCTTCCCATGATTCTGGCTTTCCGGGTCCTTCACAAAAAGTCTTAAAATTAATCATCATCTTCCTCATCGTCGTCATCGTCTTTGTCTGTTTTCTGAGACATCAGATAATCACGAGCAGAATCAATATAATCGGCTGCTTTTGTAATTTTATTTTGAACCCACTCAGGAAGATTCTCATCGTCAGAAACCATATCATAAATTTCATCAGCGGCATCCATAATGATGTCTAACTGATCTTTCATCATGGCTCCCTCTTCATCATATTCACCGGGATCTTTATCAGCTTGTTCCATCTGTCCCGGAGTCATCTCCATAGCTTTTTTCTTTGCCTCATCTGTTCCATCATCTGGAAGGCGAAACTCTTTAAGCTTCCTCATCGCCATCTCCCTTTGCCATATCCCGATAACGCTTTCGTACATCAGCTTTTGTCATTCTTTCGACATCCGCAATCATTGAAGGCTGCTTCACAATCTTGCGAAGTTGTCCTTTAATAGAACCCGGAGAACGACCAACCATAATCATTGGTGGTAAACCTTCGACAGAAACTTTAAACATCATTTCTTCGTTGACGGATTCACCACGTATTTTTTTAACAGCTCTTGACTTAGCTAAATTTACACCTTTAGCTCTTTTACTAATAGTAGCTTTATCTTTAGAAGGATCCATTCCTCTCATTATACTTGCATCGTGAGATTTTTTAGACTGATGAATAGCTGACAGTGCTTTTTTATAGTAACGATTTAAAGTCATGATTGAAAGCTCATTTAAATTAGTTTCATCAATACTTTCACCAAGAGCATCTTTAATCGCAGCATCAAGTAGCTTCATAGCTTTCTTTTCATCTACTTTAAAAGCTTTCATGATAGCAGCAACACCTTCTTTAGCATTTTTAGTCGGAGCCATTACTGCCTGTACACTGCGCATGTTTGGCTCTCTCATTGCTTCATCTAGCTTAACATCTTCTGGCTTGCCGAACTTTCTTTGAGCTATAGCTTTAGACATATTATATTTTTTTTGAAATTCAGCAGCATTCAAATCTTTAAGATCGATAGCCATGTTTTTCATCATGCCTTCTTCAACGTCTGCACGTAATGATCTAACCTTTTTACGAGGCATTCTTTTTGTATCAGGACGATCCATCATACCGTGTACATCAGCACCCGGATCATCTTTACCGTGATAACCTGCAGCTTTACCCGGAGCAACCCTTTTAACTTTACCGCCACGCTTTTTGAACGCAGCCATTGCTTTCGCTAAGTCTGCAGACTGGCGAGCTTTGTTTTCTTCGATATTCTCTTTGATTTGAGATTTATCAACTTTGTCACCAATGCTTTGTGCAGTCTTGAGACGAGCAAGCTTAAGAGGCTGCTTAAATCGTTTTTCTAGAGAACGCCTGTCTAACTTCAAGTCTCTCTCATCACTACCAATTGAGTAGATTTTCATGTCTCTTGAACCGACAAGAGCGTATGTCATCTTTGGAGCGCGAGCTTCTTTTAAAGCTTTTTCGATTTCACGTCTTGCCTTTGGCGTAAGGCCTCTTAAGATTTTAGCTTTCATCCTAGGATTTGCTTTGATCATACGCACTGTATCATCGTCAGCAGCTTCTTTCTGAGGACCTCGCTTTGCATCAAGATAAGCAGCGATGGCCATCTCACGACGTTCTTCCTCTGATTTACCTTTAAACTGTGGAGCATCAGACTTTTTAAAGTCCTTAATCCACGCACTCATTCCATCTGATACTTTTAGTGGCATTTTAGCTTCCTCTTACTTTTGCTGCTAGATCTTTATCTGCTTTGCCCCATGTACCTGAGGACTTTGTTACAAATGAGTTGACTCGAGCAAAACCCCATTGTTGTGGAGTCGTTCCCGGTCTGTGACCAGTGCGCCATGCTGCTACACCGCGATTATATACTTTACGAAGAATACTCAGTGGCATGCCAGACTTTTCTGCTTTTTTCTTTAAACCAGCTGTAGCATCTTCCATCATTTCTGCATGCTCTTTGAATCTCATACCTTTTTTCCTATCGTTATCTGCTTGCTTTTCTTTTGCATCATTGTGCTTTTTAGCAATCATCTTCAAGCGATCGTTACGAATCTTCTGTTGCACTTTACTGAGTACACCATCATCAGCCATTAGTCATCTCCGAACATTTGTTTAAATTTCTTCGTGTGCTTACTCGGCTTTGTTTTTGCAGTCGCATCACCCGGTGCTTTTTTATATGCAGCAGGATTATCATCGTCATATTTTGAATATTTTTTGAAATGTCTATCGCGAGCTTTTTTGGTAGACTTTGACTTCAAACCCGAATAGTATGCTTTCGGTTGAGTACCCGGCCGATCTTTAATATCTGGATCTTGAGGTGATTCTTTTTTACGCTCATCTTTTGCTTCTGTAAGTTTAGCAAGAGAGTGTGGTGCAATATCGTATGTTAGATCAACAGAAGGATCGACTTTCTCAACAGCGTTTAACCATTTTCTCCAAGTCTCGCCCTTTGATTCGACTATCACATAGTTAGCACCAAGTACTTTAATTTTACCGACAATGCCGTTTTCTTTAATTACGACTTCATCACCTTCATTAAATAGTTCACCACCGACATAAGACTCTCTAATATCAGATACTGGCTCGAGCTGTACATGATTCTTGAATTCTTTTTCTTCTTTTAATCCCATTCCTTTACGGACAGCATTAAACAAATTCTTTGCATCAGAATTTGAAACATTCTTCGGAAGGCCCTGAGAAAACGATGTAAAATCATTATCGCCTGCAGCTTTTCTCATCTTTGAGGCTGACATTCCAGTTGCACCTTCAGCATCTGGATCTCGTTCACCAGCTGACATAACATTGATTCTCTCAAAGTTATAGAATCCGTGTCTGCCTTTTTTACCGTTGTACTTATTCAAAAGAACATCAAACTCATTGACTCGATCAGAACCAACGACCATGACAATTCTTTTATAGCCTTCATCGTATAATTTACTTGAAATTTCGAGAGCATTTTTGAGTTTCTTATCTGCCATGATCTGACGAGCATAGCGTGGAAACATCTTACGTGCTGCTTTGACTTTATCCATGAATTGAAGAGGATTCTTCTTTGGATCTTGTGACTGTGAAATATAGATGCGATAAGGGTTCTTACCAGACTTTGAAGACAAAGCGTTCATCAATTTCTCATGACCAATAGTAGGCGGATTCATTCTACCAAAGGTAAAATAAATCGTTTTTTCTTCTTCAACTAAATAATTCTTAAAAGAATTAATCATTAACGCTTCCTTTGAATTTCCTGACGACGTTTCTTAGGCATCAATCTACGTTGTAGAATTGCAATGCGTTGTTGCCAACCACCCTGTTTCAGACGCTTTTCAATCTGCTTCTTCTTTGCGACTGAAACATCACTCTTCTTCATACCTTTACCAGCTAACATATCAGCAAAGGTTGATCTTGCTCCACGACGTGCTCTTTTTGTCAGCACTTTCTTTGTAGCAAGTCTTTTCTGTGCTCTTTTACGAGCCATTTTCAAGCGAGTCTTACGACGTTTCATTGAACGTGCAAGTTTACGTCTACCTTGGATGGATAATTCTTCGGAAGTTTCTGGAGGATTTGTTGATGCGTATTCAGCATCAGTACCTGCACCTTGGCCACGTCGACGCTTGTGTGCACGGTATTTAGTTAGTTCATCTTCGCCCGGACGATAGTCCACTACCATAAAATCTGCGAATGACAGAGGTTTTGCCATTACTTTCTCCCTGGTTTATCCCATCCCTTTAATATATCGGGTGAAAAGTTGGCGTATGAAAATTCCATACGATCAACAATTTTCACTGCATCACCACCAAGTTTATCGATTGCAACATAACCTTCTTGGCCTGTTACACGATATCCTTTCTTTGTTTTTAAAAACGTTGACACATTATTTAATTTATTTAAAGTATTTATAAGTTTTAATTTTGCAAGAACGATAACTTTTTGTAATTCAAACATTTGAACTAAAGATGCTTTATTTTTTTGACTAAAGAATGACAAAACGCTATCTAGCTTTTTTTGCTGTGCTGTTTTACCTTTTTCAGATGTACGCTTAGCTATTTCTTTTGCGTACTTATCTTCGATAAATTTGATCAATGCATCGACTCTTTTCTTTGGATCTGGTGGAAGTTGTCCAGCTCTAACATATCTATTACCATGAGTTTCAATCAATTGTGCAAGTTGCTGATCATTCTCGAGTTGGCGTAAAGTTGAACCAGCAATTCGATTGAAAAGAAAGCCAGCCTTCTTCAAGAGTTCATTTACTTCCTCTGTATCTTTTTTTGACATAGTATATTTTGTCATGTCACGAAGCATAGCATCTTGAGACCAGACATTCTTTGAATCTTTGAGCTTACTTACATCAACTCCATAAGAAGCTTTCATTGTTTCAAATGATTTTCCTGTGTATGTCGTATGCCAAACGATTCCAATTTTTGCTGACGATATTTTCCGGGCCATGTCCGTGCCAGCCGGTATTGCATATATGATTGTATTGGGGTGGAATGTAATATAGCTTTTCCCTTTGATTTTAGACTTTTTAACGTCGCCCGGACCATATAAGAAATCACCCTGTATTACTCCCTTTATCCCAAGTGCAGGTAGATATTGTAAAGCGAGTTTAAGCTTGTCAGCAAGGTCGCCACTAGTATCAGCGTCAACGTCAGCATCACTCTTGTATACTTTGGGAGACTTGTTAAAGATCCCTTTTTTCGCCACGAAGAATCTACCATCACGAGGATCAGTGCCAGCAAATATAGCAGGAGCACCGTCCCACTTAACAGATACGTTACTATCATGCGATCCTCCTAACATGTCTCTCAAAGAACGAAGAGCTAAGATCGCCTCTCTTGTTCCTTTTACACCACCATAGAGAACCTTGTCCTCAATATGAGTCATATGAGTATTTTTGTTTTCAGTTATAAATGAGCTAAACGTGTTCATCATCTACCCTTATCTACTTCTACATCCATTAAAACAATATCATATGCTGCAGTCAGACGAGCATTATTACTTCTCACAAATGCTCTAACATCAATATCAGATTTTTGTGGTATCTTAAGTGGAACACCAAACCTGTAAAAATACTGACCACCGTCTCCACTCACTTCAAAAGAATGTCCGACTCGAAAAGTAGTTTCACCAAAATATCGAACAAACATGTCACCAGTTGCATCAGCACCATCTTGACATGTCGCAGTACCTTGAATAAGATAAGCATTTTTTCCAGCAGGTACAGTGTAAACAGACATGAGAGTCTGGCCTTTTCCTACATTGATTCTCGCAACCGTTGTTCCACCCGCTGCACCCGCTTCAATATCAATAATTCCTACATTATTAGATCCATCATTTATCACATAAGCTCGATTAACTCTTTTAAACAAAACTGTGCCTAGAGTGTCAGTGCCAGATATCGTAATACTATCTTCGACGAAGTTATAATCTCCATCTAATCCCTGAACAATGACTGTTTTACCTTCATCAGAAGCATTATTTCTTTCAATGTTTACTATTGCTGGTGTATCCAGTGCGGACCAAGGATATAGTGTATCACTAATATCCCAAATAGTTCCGGTTGTGTTAATACTTAATGCTGGTACTGCACCGAATTTATGTACATGCGATGCGCCTTTGACTTGCCCTCGAGCAATATTCAGATAATCATCTTCAATGTATTTTGATCCAGTGAATTGTGCCATTATTGATAAACCTTCGCGTATATTGAAGAGATGTCGAGTTTCGATCCAGCATAATTCACAAGATCAGTAATGACTAAGTCAGCTTTGCCATTTGCTTTATTGTCATAAAGAGCACTTAAAACATATGCTGCACCAATTTTACTATGCACTTCATCTGCGCGTTTTGTAGTCAACCCTTCCATAAATTCTTTTTCAGATACTGATGGATGAACTTTCTTGACCATGTTATAGAATACTTTTGCATAACGAGATTTTTCACCTTTTGCATTTAAGTCTCTAGCAATTGTTCCTAATTGCTTATTATCAGGAACGTTTTTACCAATTCTCTTTTTCAAAGACTGATTAATTTGGTCCCAACCAGCTCTACCACCACGTGCTGTTTTTAGTGTGATTTCGAAATTAATACTTGCAAATGCAGCCGAAGTACGAATGTCGGCTTTGCCATCGTCAAATTCAATCACGCCAGATTTACTTCTCCAAAACTCAGAAGCTTTACGTGCAAAGGTGGCCATCATCTTGCCACTAACAAACTTATGAACATCGGCACTTGGTTTCTCGTTCATAACTACGCATTTAATTTTATTTTGAGCAAGGACTTTCTTTAAAGAGATTCCAACAAGTTTTTTCTCTTTAAAGAGTTTGACTAGCGCAGTGTTTAATTCTTGTATAGAACCTGTCGGCAGATTATTAACAACCGATGGACTTGTCATAGCCCATATATCTCCCGGATTCCATTTATCATCACTTAGTTTTGACATACCAGAGTTTTCCAAAGCTTTATTTTTTGCTTTGTAAATGGCTAGCATAACATTATCACCACGATGGAATGTCATTTTATTATTAATATATTTTTTACGCATTAATTCTTTAGCAGTCCAATATGCTGAATAGTGCCATGATGCATCGAGTTTCATCATGTCACTGAATGATGCTCCACCCACAGAAGTTTTAGCCAATGCTTTTTTCAAATCTGTTGGCTGAATCGTTTCGAAATCTGTATTTGGACTATTTGCTATGAGCTCACAATAAACACATTGAAGACTTTCCGCATCAGCCGTTTGTTTAGTACCACCGCCTGAACCCGAGGATGCTCCACCAAACACTGGAGATTTACCAATTTTACCCGATAAAATTTCACCTCTATTCGTTTGAAGTTTAACTGCTTTGCCTTCACCCTCAAGCTTTTTAACTGCTTCAATATTTTCTGGAGTATTTTTGATGATAACTTCGGTTCCGTCAACTGTTGGCAGTGCTTCGCCAGACTTTATTAATTTACGTAAAATATCAAGACGAGCTTCTCCAGTTTGTGAGTTAACTTTTTCCCACTCCTTTGCCGGCATTGGACGAAAGTTCATAGCCTTTTCCTCTAAATATTTTCTGAATCTCAACATTCATGACTCCAGTTTATTTAGAGCTATTTATAATAAAAAAAGCGCCTAGTTTGGGCGCTTTTCTTGTTGTTCTTTCCTTATTCTTTCATTATGCCTTTGAAGACTTTTTTGCCTTTGTTTTTCTCGGACCTGAGGATCTAAATGTTCGTATCCTTTGATTCCCCAACTCTTAGCCCAAGCAGAAATCATATTGATGTTATGAGCCTTCATTTCATTTCCTTATATTGTTTCACTAATTTTTCGCAGTCTTCTGGTTGATCGACCAGCTGGACTTTGACTGAACGCAATCTTTCAAGTCGTTTACGTTCAGCTTTATTAAGTTTTACATTTGTGTCGAGTAATGCAATTTCAGCATTGACATAGTCAATTCCTTTTGACATAGCCTTGACATCTCGTGATACACTTCGTTGTACGTTATACATTGGACACCTTTACTGCAACATAAATTAAAGTACCCAATATGCTGAGATTAATCAGCATATTGATATAGTGTGGATTAGGTAACATTATGCAGCCTCCGCAAATTCAATAGCAGTTTTCAATGCATCGCGTTTGCGAACCTGATTACCACCAAACCATGATGAATAAAGACGATTGTCTTCGTTACGACCTTGTACGTGGTCAGTAATATAAGTCACAGCATTAAATGCCTGCCACCATGAACCCTCGGCGAACTCAGCACCGGGCTGTTGTTCAAGAGCGTCATAAGAAAGCTTAGCATTACGAGACAAAGTATCAAGTGACAATGCTTTACCTTGTACCTTTTTATCAGCAGTACGTGGAAACACCGTGTTAAAGAACTCGATTACATTGTCTTTATTGTAGCGCTTGTTACCCAAGAACTGTGCCATTTCCTTATATGTGTTGAGCTTTTCGGTAGCAATACCAAGAGCTTCCTTCACTTCGGTTGGGTCAAACTCAACGCGGTGACCAATTTTCACCGAACGTTCAGACTTAGACTCAAGAGAAAGTGTCAATGTGTTGTTACATACGACACGGATTGGAGTGAAGCGAACATCAATTGACTTACCATATTGATGCGGATTTGAAAAGAGGAGATACGACTCAACAGTATCACCACCGAAAAGTTCGAACGAGTCTTTGACTTTCGCCAATGCCCAAACCATTTGTCCATCTTTCAATGAACCAGCAGTATGCATTTCCATGTCACCTGCCATAACATATTCAGAGAAAAACTCAAATGCAGTTTCATTCTGAACTGGATTCCAGTTCTCACCAACGTTAGTCAAAATACGACCGTCAGTTTCACGAACCAGAGATTTCAAACCAGTAGGCATACGCTTACCGTCAAACTCGATGAATGATTCGACTTCACGAACATTCCAATCAAGACCAGCTTTATCCATCATCTGAGCTGGAGTCAGATCATTTGATACAGGAACTCCGAGACCGTGCCACGGAACTTCACCTGCATATGCCATTGTTTCAACTTGATGTGCCATAATATATCTCCTTAAGCAGCTTTCAATAGTGATGCAGTGACATTCCATACGCCATCTGCTTTGGTTTTTACACGAACGTTCTTTTTAAGAACTTTGATAACCGTACCACTCATTGAGCCACGCTTACCATTCCATTTAACGCTTTGTCCTACAGTAAAGGACCTAGCAGCACGAGCAACTTTTAAATTACGTGCATCATTAAACATTTGAGCAATTTCACTCATTTGTTCAACAGAAGCTTCTACGAAAAAAGCTTGGACTTTAGACATTTCAGATTTGTTCAACATAATATACCTCTACCAAATTAACATCAAAAAGGTTGCAACCATAACAACGCTGACTGCAACGGAACCAGCAATGATTTTTACAAGTTCTTTAAGCATATTGCTTCTCCTCAACAGAAAAACTAATAGCTGCAGAATCTTTCCAGATATTGCGGATAACTTCGCGAAGTCCATCGCGAGTATGACGAGTAGTTTCCCACTTATCGCCGTTTTCCATCGTAACTGTAATTATAAATTTAATCATCATTAGCTCCTTTTTCATTTTACTAGAATATTATACCATAGTTTTCTAGCTTTGTAAACCATAAAATGCACTTTTTTTGAATTTTTTTTCAATTTCTTTGATATGTTTGCATTTAACAAAAGCAATACAGTCACAAGAGAAACCATAATCAGACATCTCCACACGATAGACATCGCCTTTCGAACCAACTACGGGCCATTGTACACCCGTTAGGTGGTGACCTTTTGTGTTGATGATTTCAGATGGAAATGTCCTCACTTGTAGCTACTCCAAAATTCACCCCAAAGCTCATCAACAAATTCTTTTTGTTCCCAAATATTCATGTGAGAAATGAGCTTGAAACAACCACTTTCAAGAAGATCATCAACCAATTGTTGGACATCTTCACATCCTCCGATACGAGCAGATACTTCATCGATGAAGTTGTCTTCCATGTCCATCGCTAATGCTTTCATTTTACCCATAATATTTCTCCTCTTTTTCCATTTTATAGATCTATTATACCACAGTTTTTAGAGGATGTAAACAAAAAAATGCATTTTATTTAAAATAAATCTTCTTGTCCATTGCATGAAACAATCAATCTCACGTCATCGGTTTCACCCATGTTCCAAGCGCTGTGTAAGTTTCCTGGATTTACAAACCACACACTCCCGTCTGCCGGTAAATGTCTTACTTCTGGTTCTTTATCAAACTTAGACTTGACTGCGGTGTAAGCCCATTCATTTGTTTGCAATGGTATGTAATACCTAACGCTGTATGTTGTATTATAATCAATGTGTGGTTTGATAAATGCACCGGGTTCTTTCACGATCAATCTTACACGTGTATATGGCGATTTAAACATATTCAGAACTTCTTCTACATATGTTCCTTTATATTCGGGCCTCATTTCTCCGTATGCTCTTTCATCTTCTTCGCCGTTTTTGTATAAGACTTTTTCACTCGGAGTAGTGATAGATTTTTGTTTATAACGATCGTTAAGATATGGTTGTGCTAGAGTAGTGCATATATTATCCATTGTATAATTGTTTTTAGTAAAACAATTCAGCAATTTAATGGGATCTACTTTAATTCCTATCTTCTTGAAATTAGGTAATTCTGTTCTCTTCTTCAGCATGAATTCATATTTCCTTATGTTGATGGATTAGCGCAACCTTTTGAGTTACATTAAATATTTTCTGTTCACCTATATAAGTTATTTCTCTATTTAGTACATTACTTATTTGATCTAGAATACGCTCAAAGGTTTTATCGGATTTAATAAGATGCATAGTGAATATAGTTGTTCTATTTCCAGCTTTTTCAAGCTGATATGGAACCAAATATCTCCAATTATATGCTTTATTTGTTATAGAATCAATTTTTTTAAAATATTTTGAGGCTCTATATTTTTTTCTAGTATAATATCTACTAGCAACTCTGCACAAATCTTCTTCTATCTTTTGGAGACCACTAAAACAAACAATATCATCGTTTTTTAAGAGTACAGTGAAACATATCATCTGTTCTAGTTTAAGATTTTCTAGAGTGTAGTTGTCTTTTAATTTATCATCAATTTCCGACAAGACTTCAATAAATTGATTCCATATACTATTATCTTCGATTAAATCGACTATTCGATATGTCATGATGATCTCTATGATTTCCTTCAAATGGAGCAAATAAGTTGATTAGAAAATTATTTATTGGACCATTTTGACCGTGCCCTAAATAATTAAGCAATCCGAATCCTATGTATGAAAATACAAAAACTAAGACAAGCATCATCAAATAATACCAGTCAAGAATTGCTGCGAAGAAATATGTCAAGAACAAATATTTCCATCCTTCACGATGAAAGTGCATAACAAGATCATTGTCCAGTAAATCTTTACAGAATCTTTTCGGTATTGATTTTACTTTCCAAAGAGAAAATAATATCTCATACCATTTTTTGTGTTGAGGAGAATGTGGATCTCTTGATGTATCAGCGTATGCGTGATGCATCCTATGAACTGCAGCCCATGTTAATGCAGATCTTCCACCGCACAATAATCCAAAATAAAGGAATATGCATTGCAACCACTTGGGTGCTTCGAATTGTTTATGTGAGAAATGTCTGTGATAGCCCAGTGTAATACCGACTGCTGCTAAAACATAATATAACGCGTAGCTGCTAATTAAAAATATCATGTGCAAATAAAATCTCTTTTGCTTGTTCATAATTCATATCAAATATTGACAACTTAAACAAATACCGATCTTCTAAGGTTGCAGCTATCATATGTTCTTCTTGTACATTGATCAACGCTTTCTTATATTTAAAAGTATACAGTTTATGTTCTTTTTTGAATACGATAGGATCTTTTGAAGTAGATAATACAAAGTTGATACAACATTGCGTGCCTCTATCTTGATGAAAAGGTAAAGTGAAACCTTTTTCTTGTATATAAAATCTTGGTTTAACTTCTATGCCAAGTATTTTTTCAAAATGATTTGATACTGTTTTACCATAGCCAGTGACATTCTTTTTAATTAACCACTCTTTTATGACAGTGCCAGTTTTTGGATCAACAAAAGGTTCATATCCATCTCTTTCGCGAGATTCTTTTAGTATCAACTCTTCATTGATGGTATAATCAATTTCTGTTAACATATCCAAACTGATCAAGTCTTTCGAAGACTTCTTCCCATTTATGTCTTAAACAAAATTTAAGTATCAATCTGTGATTTGGATCCGATTCAACGCCGTGAGACTGTCCGCCTACATTGATCAATGCGCATTCGTAAGGATACGGCTTATGATCTATATGTATTACTGGTGTCGTATCTAGCAAATTAATATTAATTGAAATCATATTATCCTCATCTTTATGATGAGGTAAAACAGTATTTGGGAACTGATAGCTAAATCTTGGATAATTATTCATGCCGTGTATATTTAATTCATGCTCAACGGGTTCTATCAAAGGTTTTAAGACATGCTGGTCAGGTATCAATAATTGATACCAATATAACTCTTGTCTTTTTGGCACAGACCAGTGCCATTGGCCAAGCTGTATATTATTATAGAAAATGTCTCTATATTTGGCTTTATCGATCTCATAGTCTAAATGTATCAAATTCATATCTCCAAAAGGTTGCCGGATTCTGTTTCGAGGCTCCGGCGGGCCCAGTAACTACGCCGCTTGTGCGTAAGCTACAGGTGCAAAGTTATCGTTTGCGTTTACTTAATTGATCTATTACGCGATCAACCGTTGTTCTCCACATCTCTATTCAATACCTGTCGATCCTAGTTCGCCCCCATAAAACTCGTTTATACCCTACAAGGTATATTTTCATTTTATACCCTACAGGGTATATTTGGTGGAGGCGCCGGGTACCGCCCCCGGGTCCAGTCTACCTTTCGATTTGCTTCATCGAACAAATTTATTTATAGCGCGCTAAGTACAAGATTAGCTATAATTATTGCGCCAAGTATTTCTATCATTCTCTGCTCCTCTATATAAAGTATTATACCATAAAAATATACAAAAGTAAACAAAACAATACGAAGATTGAAAAGCCTATGAAAACTTTGATTGCTACAGCTAAGTTTTTCTCAAATTCTTTTCTTCTTTTAACTTCTTCATTATGATCAATCTCAGCCTGTTCTCTTTCTTCTTTTTTTCTTTGAGCTCTCAAATAAATTATTTCTTGAAAAGTACCCGGTCCGAATCGATTATCAATGATGATTCTCAATTCTTCCATTTGCTCCTTTGCAATTTTGGCATCTATAACTTCTTGAGCAACTGAATCTAATCCTAGCTGTTCAGCGATGCCTCTCTTTGCTTTTTTATTTCGAGCTCTCTGTACTTGTTCTTCACCATCAAATACTGCATCTAAGCTTTTGACAATATCTCCAATGTCTTTCGCTGTATCGATATTTGATTTGATGAAGTCGACACCGGATTTCAGGAGTGCCATTCCTGTTAGTACTTCAGTAAACATCTTGATCTTCTCTCGCCAAAGATAGATACGATTCACCGAGTATTATATAATTCAAAATTTATTTGTATTTATAATCATTTGAAAAGTACTTTTTATATAAATAATTACGATAAAGAAATCAAACACAGGGAGAGGGGTGTTATGATTACGAATTACCTCGTTATGCCTATAGCGCTATTTGCGCTCAGCATGTTTAGCATCAATGCAGTTCTGGCGGCAGAGCCCATTGTAACTGACTCAACAGCGAAGAGCACAGTTACTACAAATGGGACAATGGAGACGACTGTTAAGTCTCCGCCGCCTTCTGCAATATCACCACAACTTGGCTCAAACAGTAACAGCGATCTTTGTACGATCGGTGTTGCTGGGGCTGTTCAAACTCAAATCTTAGGTATATCAGCTGGAATGACTTTTACTGAAGAGAATTGTGTTCGATTAAAGAATGCAAAGACTCTTTATGACATGGGAATGAAAGTTGCTGCTGTATCAACAATGTGTCAGGATGAAAATGTTTTTGATGCAATGATGATGGCAGGAACACCATGTCCTTATGAAGGAAAGATCGGCACTGCTGCTAAGATTGGTTGGGACTCGCACGAAGAAACAAAACGTGTAAAAGCTGGAGCAGAGGAGAAGATGGATGTTAAAAAGACTGCTACCACTGGTGGCCTTGGTCTTTTGGCCTTGTTACTCTTACTCTGAGAGCATAACACCATATTATAGTACTACACCAAATGCTGCTAATTACGGCCACAGTTGGGTCATGGATAATATACTTCCAGAACCACCCGGCATAGAAATTAATGGTGTATTCTATAGTTATACTCCAGATAAGCTTCCAGAAGATGAATTCAAAGTTACTGTCGGCAACAAAAAGGCTGATGGCAGTGGCGATGTTTGGAGCGATACCGAAGATTGGACTGGTGCACCCGGCGGTATCGAAGTAAGAAAAGTCATAGGACTACCAAACGTGCCTCGAGAAGTCTGGGGTGATGGATATATCACATCAGAAGGTGAAGGCACAGTTGAAGATGCAACTGTAATCTACAGTTACAGAGTAGATCCTTGCTTTGATCCTCAATTTGATCCGAATTGTCCAGGGTATGAAGCTCCAGTTCCAGTGATAGTCAAAGTCGATTTAGACTCAATATATGATGCTACAGAAGATGAATATGTAAATCTGAATGATGAAGAAAAAGTGTTGATCGAAGAAAATGAACAGCGGCTTGAAAAAGAAAAAGAGGAAGAAGAAGAGGAAGCTGAAAAACGCAAAAGAGCATATCGTTTAGATATGGCTCAAGATCTTCTCGGAGTCGCAGAACTTGAAGCAGAAAATCAAAGAATTATTGCCATTAATGCTGCACAACAGGCAATTGTAAATGTGCAATATCTGAACGCTACCATACCGGGTGGCGCATATAAAGAAACAGTAGTTTTAGTTGATAAGGAAATAGATGATAATGAACAAGGACTCAGAAATGGGTTAGCACAACAGATACTGCACGAACAAATGATACAAATGCAGTATCAAAATTAGGAGAGAGAGAAATGAAAAAACTTATGACATTTGTAGCGGTTGGAATAACTGCTGCGACTGTTGCAAATGCTACCGAGGCGCCAATCACTGGTAACGTTCAATCTCGGTGCGTTGTAACGACGGACACTCCCGGTGTCTATGGAAACCCAAACGCGTATACGCTGACAACATCTCCAAGTGACGGTGGTGTATTACCTATCGTTCGCTTTGATGTTACACTGGCAGATGCATATTATGCACAAATCACAACACCTACTGAATTTGAATCAAGCCCATCACTGAATGATACAGTAACATGGACTGGTTCAACTGAAGTAAGTACAGTGAGTGATGCCACAAACATGGCGGATTACGAAACAAACAAGACTACCTTCGGTCAAACAACTCAGTATGACTTGACGGCTACTGGTTCAACTTGGTTTAAATCAAGTTCAGCAGCAGCTATGGGCGGCAACAAAGCATTCCCGGGTGGTCAATATACTGCGGTAGTTGAAGCCAAATGTATCGCTCAGTAATATCGTTACTTTTATTGATATTGATGTCAAGTGCAGCAATTGCACATGAAATGACACCGACATATCCAAAATTTAAAAGTTCGTATATGGACGGACTTTTGAAAACGGACATGGAGATATTCAATAAAAGAAAAGATATTGAATACTATGAAATTGGAGTCTTTGATAAAGATTTTAATCCTATTCCTTTTGTTTCATCTTATAACACTTATAAGGTTGAATATCTAAAAAAGATAAAGATTGAGATTTATATCAGAGAAACTGATGAATCGCGTGTAACGTACATTTGTTCTAGGTCGAGGGTACTAAAGCAAAAAGTATCGAATACGACGATTGCATCAACAATATGTTCAAAGATTAAGAGGAATGAATGATATGAAACAGCTTGTTTTCCTACTCATCCTGCTACTCTCATCAACCGGAGCTTATGCTGAGAGTAGCTCTTTGAACCTACAACTTCCTAACACAAGCGGAACACATTCATCCGATAAATTTAGATCCGGCGACATGGATTGCTCAAATGCAATTGATGGATCTACAAAATTTGAATTCGGCGTGACAGGTTTGATAGACAACTATCAAAGTCCATTTGCTAGGGAAAACAAGAATGATGATAATTTGAATCGATCATCAAAAGATATTGGCGTGTTTGCAAGACTCGTTATACCTTTAGATGGTCCATCGGAAAGAATTAACTGTAACACTCTGTATCAATTAGAATTAAAGAAAAAGAGATTAGAAATTGAAAAGCTGGAGAGAGAGCTTGACAAACTAAGGAGTTTACAAATCGCGGAGTAAAAAAATGAGAGGGGAGCTACTCAATGGACATGCCAATCGACGTTGGCAACAATCAAATAATCAAGGATTGTTTGAGCCAATACCACTATTCGGTCGAGGTATTCGATACCTTTGACTTTTCAAAAGCTGCGTCTTGTTTTCATAAACAACGCACTCAATTTTACATCAAAGAGGTTGAAGCAACGCAAGACTTCTTAGATGCAAATCCACAATACAGAATTCCCGGCGGATCACACGGGAATATAAATCCATGCTGGGGCAGGAATAAATCGTATCTTACCAGAGGAGGTTGCTGATGTTTACAACCTTAGACAAAATCTGGTTTATGATATGCGGTATGATTGTTGCGATATCTCTTATATGGGTTACACATATCTATTTCGAATATCGTGTTATCATGATGCAAAAAGTAGACTACAGTAACATTCCAACGTGGTCATGGAAACCTGTGATCAACAAGATTGGAGGTGGTGATGGCTAAAGATCTTGGACAAGAACTTGAGAATGCGGAAGAGGGTATTGAAAACCTGAAGAATAAAGAGTTCCGCATTCTCGGGATTAAAGTAACATTCATGTCAGTCAGTGCACTCGTCGCTGTACTTGGTTCTATTATTGGTACATTATACGGAGGGTTTTTAATGTATCAAAAAGTAGAAGAAGTAGCAGGCCTCGACGTAGGTGCATTTGAACAGCGCATGGAGATTATTGAAACAAAGCTTGAAGAAGCTGTAGACTATACGCGCGATATCAAATCGGGTTTAAGAGATGACATCTTAAGTATTGAAAAGCAAGTTGAACGGATGGAAGATAAAGTCCGTGAACAAGAAGCTGAAACACGTGAAATTGTTTCGAATGCTGAAGAAAGATTCGAAAATAAACGTGATAGATTGCAGAATGATTATGATGA